GTAAGACAAGGTTATACAGGAAAATGGTATGCTAAGACTCAGGACATTGAGACACCTAATAAATACAATCAAGGTATGACTCAAATGGTTTTAAGTTTTATTATGATTAAGCCTTATAAACCTCAACCAAATGTGGATGGTATGAAACCAATCGCACAAGCAATTCCACAGCCAATGCAACAAGTAGCAAAAGCTGATGAATCTTTTGATGATGATTTACCACCATTTTAATAAACTAAAAGAAAAGCTTAGTGTGTGGTCACTATATAACAGAGAATATATAGTTGGCTTCATACTTGGCTTTGTAATAGGAGCAATATTGTTATGAACTTACCACCATATAAAGGCAACATTTATGAAACTAAAGAAAAAGCTTTAGAACATTTAGACATAATAAAAGATGCTTTTGAAGAAATATTTAATATAGAAGTTAAATATACAAAAGAAAATACTTTAGATGAGTTAAATGCAATAATTGATTCAACATTTTTAAAAGTAGCATCTTTGCAAAAAACTAAAAAAGGAAAAAAAAATACAGGTGGATTACAATGAAACAATTAGAACTAGACTATCAGGCTTACAATTATACAGATACAAGTAAATCAGCTTGGGCTAATAAAAAAGATAAACTGACAAAAAGAGAACAAGTTTATGAATATGTTAAGTTCCAAGACTCTACAAACTATGAAATTGCAAGAGATTTAGAAATGCCATTATCTAGTGTATGTGCTAGAGTCAGAGAATTACAGCTTCTTGGACTTGTAGAAGATAGTGGAATAAGACGACAAACACCTTATGGTAAAACAGCGATAGTATGGCAAAAAAAAGACCAACAATAGCAGAGAAAAAGTGGATGCAACAAGTAGCTGATTATGGATGTATAGCTTGTGAGAAAGATGGATTAAATGTTCCAGCAGAGATACATCACATCAGAAAGCATACAGGAATGGGTCTGAGACCCTCACACACGAGCATTTTGCCATTATGTAGTGTCCACCATAGGACAGGTAAAATATCAATACATTTAGGTAAATCAGCTTTTGAAAAAAAGTATGGTACTGAAGAACAATTAGAAAAACAACTGAGAGAGAGGATAGAAACATGGAACGCAA